GTAACTCCAAGTCCTTATCGTTATATACTTTTAACTTCAAGGTTACATTACAAATTACATATCTTTGCCAGTGGTCTTTTCTTTTAAAAATACTTTCTCTATAACTAAACTTACAATCATTTTTTGTGAAAACCACAAATTTTTGAAATACAATATAAAAAAATTTTGGAGTTGGTAGATTTTAAGCCTTTAATAATGAACATAACGGCGGGGCAAAAAGCATTGAAGGAAGGCCACCGCAGCTATTGGTTCACGTTTATGAAAATACCAGGGCAAAAATCTGCCTAACAACTTTGGGGATTGAGCAGACGAGTTCTCTCGTTCGGCTCGAATCCCAAGTTATCCACGCCACACCGGCACTGGAAAACTTTGCGAGAGTAAACTGGTTGTGTTTTTATGAAAATTAAAATAGGAAGGAGAAAGAAAATGGCAAGGTTTCTAATCAAACTTGGAGCAGAAGTAATGAGTAATATTAGCGGGTACAAGGGAATGGTGACCTCTCGTAGTGAACATCTTAATGGATGTAACCGTTATTGGGTTGCACCAAGAGTTGATAAAGATGGGAAATTATATGAGGGATATTGGTTTGATGAAGGAGAGCTTGAATTGATAGAAGAGCCAAAACTAAAAAGAAATAATCTCGACAGAGGTGGTTTTCCCAGCCAAATAAGGTAATCTGAAGGGAAGGAGAAGCATTGATTTTTAATTTTCATTGCTCAATCCCCAAACTTGTTATCCATAGCCACCCTACCGATAGGATTTGTGTCTTTGGTAAACAATATGAACCTAAAAAAGTATTGGCTGAAAAATTAAGGTGTAGCTGTAGATAACAACATATTGCGGCTTAATGTGCCGCTGACAATTTATTTATTTGAATAAAAGAAAGGAAAATTAAATTGAAAGATTTTAGAAAAAAGCTTAGTGATTATTTATTTGTCAATTTTAGTATTGAGCTAACCACAAAACAATTTACTGAAATATTAGCGATCATAAGAGGCGGTCACTTTGAAGCCGAAGTTATAAGGAAAAATGCGGAAGGACTTCTCCCTTGCCCATTTTGCGGAAGCGACAAAGTTGAACTGAACGAAGCAATTCTAAATATGAAACCAGCTTGGATTGTTGAGTGTATGGTTTGTTATGCTTCTCCATCTTCCGCTTATATAAAAAAAGAAGCGGTGAATATTTGGAACACCCGAAAATGAAAGCATTTTTTCTTTATAACAGATGGGCGATAATTTGCCGCCCAGAATAAATTTGGAATTTTAATTAAATGAAAATATCAAATAACATAAACAGCCCGAACATTAACTACGGTCAAATTGATTGCTTAGTTATAAATTTTTTGGCGGAAGGAGGTGAATAACAATGCCTTGGAATGGAGAAGTAAAGTTTGCTATACGTAACAAACAGAAGAAAATCATTTTTGAATTTAATGAGTGGAATTTACAACAAGATGAATACAAGAAACTTCAAGAAGAATTTGAAAATGAATGTTGGATAACAATAGAGAAAGTTTATGAAACCCGATGGGACTGTTAGCTTTGCTCTCTGTAAAAGGAGAGCCAAAAAGATTTATAACAGACTGGGGCATAACCCGCAAAAGATTAAAGAGAAAATATTGGAAGCACAAAAACAAAATATTATAGAAACTAAAATCAACCCGGCAAATACTTTTGTCGGAGTTGATGCCTTAGTTGGGATGCGTGGCGACTGCAAACGGGTTTGGGCAATGCCTAATAAATGGACGTTCGCTATCAAGCCAATAAAAGAATTATTAAAGAAATATAATGTTGGTATTGGGTGGGTTGACCCGTTTGCTGGACAAAACAGCCCCGCAGAGTTGACTAATGATATTGAGGGGCGAGGGGCAAACCATCAAATGGATGCTTTGGATTTTTTAAGAATGTTACCAGATAAAAGTGCGAGGGGTATTTTATTTGACCCGCCTTATTCGGTGGAACAATGTTTAAGAAAATATACCCCAAAATTTAAGGGCACTGCTGGACGTGCTGAGTATTGGGCAAAATGTAAAAACGAGATAGCGAGAATAATTAAATCAGGAGGAACGGTAATATCGTTTTGTTGGGACAGCACCGGGATGGGAGCAAAACGTAATTTTGGAATTATTGAAATATTATTGGTTTGTCACGGGGCTTGCCATAATGATACAATAATAACTGTTGAAGAAAAACTGGAGGGGCTGTTTTGAAGCCACGTCAGCCCAACTACTGATTAACCCGAAAGGATAAAAAGATTAGATTTTGATTTTTATTATGGCAAACACAAGAGGAGAAATAACTTGGTAATAACAAATATTGTATTACAAGAAAAGACTTTTCAGTTTAGAGCAAATGGAGAACTAACCAAAAAGATTTTAGATTTGTCAAAAGAACTAAGTCAATCGGGATCAAAAGTAATAAAAGACATCTTGGAAGATTTCTTCCTTGATTATGAAAAAATAGAATGGCAAAAGGAGGTTGTTGAATTATGAAACAAAAATACAGGTATGAAATAATACTTGATTATCTGAAAGATCATAAGCGGATAACCAGTGTCGAGATTATAAAGCTTTCAGGCTCATGTTATCCCGCATCAATTATAAAACAGATCAGAGGGCACGGACATGAGATAATGAACGAACCATCGGGAAGTTATTGGGACACTTTTATTTATGTTGAACCTGGACAAATGGAATTATCATTATGAAGCAAAGAATTGCTTATTCATAATGTGCAAAAAGATAAAAAAGAAATGGGAAGGTTATTAAAAAAATATTTAATTAAGAGGAGTAAATGAAATATCTAATCCCCATTGCACCCTTATACTATCTCGTTTCAGAGCCAATTAATGGATTGACATTTTTAATCTTTATACTTTTGTTATTGCTTATTGGAAGGATAGCCCTTAATATTGCGGACATAATCGTAAATTATAATAAGATACAGAGACATACAACGCCGGAGCAATTAGAATATTTAATAAGAGGAGAATAAAATAATGAGTAAATTTGCTCAATCATTTGAGTAAAATGCAAAAATATTATGATGGTAACCGGAGCTGTAAAAAGCCAGGCTTATTTTTTTGCCCTGTCTGTGAAACTGCTTTTGGAATATACAGACAACAAGGGAAAAATAATAAAATAGATGAAATTTATCTCCCTGGATGGTTCCCCAAAATAAGTTGCGTTAAAAAGAAATGTAAAATTTGTAGAGGAGTAAAATGAATATATTTGAAAAATTCAATACAAAAAGTGTCTGTAAGATCTGTGGTACAAAAAAGAAAGGAAGATCGGTTCTCATACCAATAGAAGGTACTGAGAATAATGACAATATAGAATGTGAGCAAGTGCATTTAGATTGTTTAGACCCAATTTTTATGAGTGACCACGATAATTATTTTATCGTACAGACTTTCCCTAAAAACAGAACTTGACAAATTCAGAATTTAAATGTAAATTTGCAAATGTATGAGAAGCATAAAAAAATATTATATAGAATTTATCGGCGGGAGTTCATTGAAAAATAAATTTCAGCCAAATGCTTCTCATACAAGCACCGCCGATATTACAACCCCAAATGCATTAGCATCTGGGGTTTTTTATTTTAAAGGGAAGGTGTCTTGACATCAAAAGAAAAAATAGAATTTCTTGAAGCAGAGAACAAATGGCTATGGTATAACCATCTTAATGTTAATGATAAAGCTCACCATATTGAAGTTAAACAGTATAACCGAAAAGGAGAATTGATCCAGATGAGTTCAATATCGTTGCCCTCCAAGAAATATAGAATTGAATATCCAATTAAAAAGCCTGACCCAAAGGAATCAGGCCTATGAACATCAAGTCTTTTTTAAATGCAACCAGTAATGGCGTTACGGCTCGGAAAGACTTATACAAACATACGGAAAATCTGTATGAGGCAGGTGTTGTGTGCGTAACAGAAGCGTTGTCGAAAGGTAGTACGCTGCACTGAACTTGGATAAGAAACTACTGACAAGGTAAACCAAGATAAGCCCTTGAATCTATAAAAGCATACTCTATACGAAATAGTATGAACTTAGATTTGAGAGACTGTAGGTGTACTACGTCTCTCAATCATTAGCACTCTACCGAAATAGTATATTAGGATTAATGAATGATTGAAGGGTTCAGATGGAAAGGTCAAAGAGAGAAAGCAAGAGCCAAACAAGAGAATAAAGAACTTATAAGATTTAAGAAGAAGTTTAAAAAAAAGAAATCAACTTGAACATAATCTTTTATCAGAAGAAGATATTGAGAGAATCGTTAATTCTAAAATAGAAAAAGAATTGGTATAAACAATAAATGAAAGGAGAAAAGAGAATGGGAAAGTTAAAAATGATTTCTAAGGAAAAATTAAAAAAACCAAAATCTAAAACTAATCTAAATTTACTTGTTAATAGAGTAAAAAGTTTAGAATCAAAAGTAAAGAAAATTCTTAATGAACCGTCTGTATCAGTTATGATAAAAGAAAAAGGCGCCTGGGGGGAATGGACTAGTTTATTTTATCTTAATGATGATGAGAAGACGGAGGTCTTATTAAATAAAGTAGAAGAACATTTTAAGAAACATTTTAATAGCGATTATTATAAAGATAAAGAATTTGCTTTATTCAAAAATATAAATAGAGAAAAAACCTTGCATAAAATATTATGAACTATAAAGACTTTGATAATTTACTAAGTGATAAAAAAATGGAATTGATATATAGCTTATTAGATCGGATAAAAGATAATGTTATGTTATTGATGAGCGTAGCATGGAGAAGGGTAAACAACATTACTCTTGCAGAAAGAAACATTGTTGAAAAAATGTTAAACGAATATGATTATGAAATAGTAAGAGATGCTTTTGAGGAATCGGTTGCCCAGGAACAAGTAAAAGAACATTGGCCTATGTCCGGGCAGTTGCAAAACAACTTTATTCCAAAAAATGTTCAGAGAAAAATGAAATCGAAGGGAATAAGTTTAAAGCAGATCTGAACAAAAAAGATTTCTTTGCTAAAGGTGAAGATGCTAAAAATTGGGAAGGGATGTTTAAGGATATTAAAAATAAAATGGAGATAGAGAAATGAACTATACATTTAACTTTTGGCAAAGAACGCTTGGATATATTTTTATGATTTATGGTTCCTGTTGGTTCTGGACCTTAAAAATATTCAAGAGATTTAGTAAAGTTTGGTATTTTTGTGTTAGGCAGTGTGGGTTTGTCAGACACCCATATTATGAAATCACGCAAGAAGAAAAAAACAGTTATGATTAAAACAGAAAATGACGTATTGTATAATAAAATAAAACATTCTATTGGTTTTGCAAGGAGCGAGAAGCATATCAACTGGCTTAAAAAATTATATCCAGACAGAGAACCCCATCATTTATTCGGTTCATACTCTCAAGGATTAAAAACGTCTGATTATTGTGTATTGCCGTTAACGAGAGAAGAACATGTTGAAGCTGAGCAAAATAAATCAGACTTTGCCATAAACAATCTCCACAAACTGATTGCGGTTTTATGTGCAAGAATAAAGGAGCTTGAATCTGCATAACAGGATATTATGTGTTTTTTGCGAAAATAATTATGAACAAAAAACTTATATTATTTTTAATAAGCTTAATCTTTATTTCTGGATGCGGTTATTTCGCAGGCAATGTGGTTTATGATTCAAGCGATAATGATATGCCAAAAGATAATATCTCAATTAATGTGCATTTCTGCCCAAGAGATGACTGCTTAAGCCAATTGGTAAATCTCGCAAAAGAATCTTATGATATAATTTTATTTGGATACCATAGAATTGGATAT